TGAGAGCAGTCATTGCAATCTGCCACTCCACGTTGTTTTTTTGTGTTTTTTCATACTTTTTCCTCAAACGCGCAATGTGCAAGGCTAAGCGCTCTCGAATCTCGTCCGAGTAAAAGCACTCTTGATAGAGCGCAAAAGCGCGAACCAACGCCATCGCGGGTGTGCGTTTCCTGGTATATGCCATGCTAGCCAGAGCCTTATTGGTGGCCGGGACAGGGATCCACCATTGTTCATAACGGCGGAACCAGTTGCTTAAAAAGACAACAGAATCCAAATCCCGCGGCAAAGCCGACAATGTCGACATGTGCCACCCGTGCTCCTCCCACAACTTTTTGATCGTCGTGAAATTGAACTTAGTCACAGCCTCCTCGGACACACTAAACACGCCATCATCCCCTTGACCTAAGTGTCGCACGTGCTTGACGTACGCATCACAGGCCTCGCGGTAACACCCAGGGCGATCGAAGCCCATCAGCTTAAAAAAACTGAAGACAAAGCGCCTCTTGATGATCCACGTGGTACTTATGGCTGTGTCAGGCGAGCCCGACTTGGTACCATTTGGAATTAACCACACCGTTCCGAACTGATCAACCACCAAGGAAAAAAGCTCGGTCATTACGATAAGCCGAAAAACTAAGCGGTTGTGTTCGTTGCGATCCTCCTTTCGCAAATTATCCCATTTATTTTCCAAGTAATCCACCTTCTCGTGGTTTTGAACCTCCCCGTCGCACGTATCTACGTCATAGTCAAATTTGAAGGGCAACTCATCTAGAAAATTTCCTAGTTCAGTCCAGTGCGCGGCGTATTTTGACAGACCAACTGTGTGGCCTGCCTCAACACCGCACCCCTCAATGATTCTATTTTGTTGGTAGTTGAACAAACGGTTGAACATGTACTGGTATGCCTTGTTACTGGCTGTAAAGGTGCGTACTTTGCCTTGCTCCAACTTTTCAGTCGGGCGCAGCTCTTCCTTCACCTTACAGTTCCAGAGGTTCATCCAGGAGTTCAAAGGGTCCTTGAAGCTGGCGTCCAAGTAGGCGCCATAATGCTCCATCCACTCGTAAGTGGTCTTGTAATCGTAAAAGGGTGGGCCAGCAGCTTTCGTGCCGTCCATGGCCCAGATGCACTCCTCGTGCGTCGCAACACGCGTGTTTGCCATTTGAGGCGCCCAGAGCTCATTCATGAAGTCGTATGAATACGCCCATGCTGGCCCATCTGGTGCAAAACGCTGTTTAACGGCGTATTTGTTAAGGCTTTTGTATTCGCCAACTGGTGTGTACTCAGCCACGCCCCAATCTTTGGGGAACTCCCAGCCAAACGCCGCAGCACTAATGTCGAACTCAGGGTCCGTCACCAGGCGCCGCTTTGGTCTAAAGCGATTG